TGTTCTAAACAAAACGATCCCAAAGCGGGTCGAGGTTAATGCCGAAAATATCCTAAATTTCATCCGCACAAGGGCGGAAGATTTAGGTGGCTTTCAAAATCTTTCCCCAATGGAAAAGGAAATATTTGGAAAGTTAGCACCTCGCAAAGTCAAAGTTGATGGCGTTGAGGTTGAGAAACTGCCCACATATACTCTGCTCGATGACGTTCGCAAGGATATTGGCTCAGCATATAAAGGGACAGGACCGTTCAAAGACGCAGACCGAGCGCAACTCGATCAGCTTTATGGTCGATTATCACAAGACCAATTAAGCGTTGCAGCAAAGTTTGGGGTCGATGATGCGTTAAAAGAAGCCAACTCCTTGGTGCGTATTCGCAAAGGCGTTGAGCAAGACATGACTGCCTTGTTTGGCAAGCAGTTGCATCAAAGCATGGTGTCAAAGCTCGACAAGTCATTTAAAGCATTGACCAAGGGCGATGAGAAGCAGTTGATCGCATTGCTTAAAAGCGTGCCAGAGGATATGCGGTCAGAGGTCGTGGCATCAGGCATGAAGACTGCATTTGGTCGTGCCAGCATGGACAGACCGATTAGCTTTAATGACTATGCGACCTTTTACCAAGGGTTATTGCAGAACAAACAGGCTTATACGGCGATTATGAGCAACTTGCCACAAGAGTCACGAAAGCAGCTCTCCGACTTATATCGTGTGTCAAACTCTATTGCTAAGGCTTCACGCGAAAGAATCCAGACGGGTCGGCTGACCGCTGTGACCGATCAGCTTAAAGATGCTGATTCACTCATTGGCGGCATCATTGGATTGGCTCAAAAGAGCGCAGGCGTGGCCACACTTGAGACAGGTGCGAGGGCTGTGGGTCTACCTGGTGCTGGCGTGGCTCTTTGGGCTATATCTGGGCTTGGTAAGGATAAGACATCAAGGCAGAAGGTGGCAGACGCTGTGTTGTCATCGCCTGAGTTGTTAAGAGCATCGAGACTTGTCGCAGAGGGTCAGGCTGAGGCGGGTGCTAATGTATTGGCCAAGAGTGCAGCGTTTGGTAAATTTGCCAAAGAGATGGGCATCCCAAAAGAGTTAAATGCCAAGACTCAGTGGATACTCAGCACCATGCAAACACAACGCCAAATGGCTGACGAACAGGAGCAATAAAGATGAGTGCATTGTCAATCGAAGTACCATTTCCGGTTTTTCAAGACCGTGATGGTCAGCCGTTAGAAAATGGTTATATCTGGCTAGGAGTTGCAAACCTTAATCCACAGGTAAATCCTGTCATTGCATATTTTGATGAAGCGTTGACCATTCCAGCAGCGCAGCCTCTACGCACAATTAACGGCTATATCTCAAACGCTGGCACACCAGCTCAGGTTTATGTCGATGCCGTGAACTTTAGCATTTTGGTGCAGGACAGCAAAGGGTCGATGGTCTACAACTTCCCTGATGGGACAGGCATCAGTCCAGACGCTTGCGGTGTAATTTATAACCCTCCGTTTACTGGCGGTGTAGCGTATCCACTTTGTGAAAAACTTGAACAAACAGTTTCAGTCAAAGACTTTGGTGCTGTTGGTGACGGTGTGACCGACGATACCGCTGCTATTCAAGCGGCAATTAATGCTGTTGCTGATGAAGCAATTATTTTATTGCCGCCAGGCAATTATTTAGTTACTTCGGTTACAAGCACTAAAAACATAATGTGGATGGCATCGTCTGCACAACTCAATGGTCAACGCGTTTCTAAGTTGTCAATGACAAATAATTTGCCAACTTTGTACAGCAGACTTGCAATTATTTCTAATCCATCGTCAATAGTAGCTGGCGAAACCGCAGGCATAAAAGTTATTGTTGGGCCTAACGACATTGCAACACCTGGCGCAAATGATTTTATTGCTGGAACATTTTTTACTTCAAGCTCTCCCACTCGGGGCGGATTATGGGGCATTAACGTATTGGCATTACAAGACCCATCAGGTTTGGATGGAATTGTTCGTGCGGCAGAATTTGAAGTAAACAATACCGAAGGTTTTAACGCAGACCCTTGGAGTGGGTTATTTCCGGCGAGAAAAAACGGCATTGAAATTGTCGGTCACAATAGTTCGCTGTTCCGAACGACAGCAGCGATTATGACTTGGGCAAATGATGATACTGGTGTGAAATGGTGGGATACGGGCGTTGCTATTTCTCGTGCGTTTTCAAATGGAATTTTGTTTAAAAAGAACCCAGGCAGTAGCATTGACGCAGTAGAGCCTTTTCAGTTTGCAGCTATTCGGGATGAATCAAATTCAGCTCGCGTCATAAGCGTAGCAGGTTCTCATGCAATTTTTGCGGATCTTTCATTTGCAACTGCAATCGGCGTGTTTGTGAAAGGATTTACAAGTCAAAACACAATACTTGGCTTTCGTAATTTTGTTGATTACAACATGACATTGCAAATAAACGCAGGGGATACTGCTTCTCAAGCTGCGCTTATTTCGTTTACAGACAGAACTACCGATATGTGGACGATTGGAAAATTGTCAGATAATAGATTTGACATAAATTATCAAGGCAGTTCTGTAATGATTTTAAATGGATCAAACTCAAACCCTATTTCTATCATGGTAGCGGGAACAGTTAAAAACGTAATTCAAGCTGCACCCGATAGCGGTGGAACTGGTTTTAGAACATTAGTGGTGGCAAACTAAATGAAACAAGTAAACATTTCTTTTACATCCGAACAATTGCAAATCATCAGCGAAGGTTTGGTTAATTTGCCATTTAAAATATCAGCACCTTTAATTAGTTACATAAATTTAGAAATTCAAAAACAATTTGATGCCTCAAGAAGTGAAGAATTAACAGAGCAAACTATTGCTAAAGATGAATTTTCAGGAACATAGATGATTACTCCATCATTTGCTTTAACTGCTACAGAGCGAGTATTGCCACGAATGGCGTTAGACTTTACAACGGCTAGTTTGGATAGTCGTGTAACGTTTACCCGCACAGGTAATACTGCAACAGTTACAAACTCTAGCGGTTATGTTGTTCCAATTAATGCTGATTTGCCTCGATTTGATTTCAATCCTACAACATTGGTTTGTAAGGGTTTGTTAATTGAAGAATCAAGAGCTAATTTGTTTTTGTATTCTGAAGATTTTAGCCAAGCAGCTTGGACTAAAAATAATGCTACTGTTTCATCTAACAGTACAAACTCACCTGCAAATACGTTAACCGCAGATACAATCGTTGAGAATACTGCAACAAGTTCTCATTACACAGAGCAAATTGTTACTTTTGCTACTGGTGCTATTTCGTATTCTGTTTATTTAAAAGCATCAACACGAACAAAAGTAAGATTACAAATTTCCGATTTAACTATTAGTGTCATTTATGTTGATGCTGATTTATCTGCTGGCACAGTTAGTAGCCCCGTCCCAGGCGCATCGTGGACAAACGCATCAGCAACAATTTCTGCTGCTGCTAACGGGTTTTATCGTGTGACTTTGACTGCTACTGCAAGCGCAGGCGCATTAAAAGCACCTGCAATATTTTTGCTAGATAATTCTGGCAACTTTTCATACACAGGCAATGGAACAAGCGGAGTATTTGTATGGGGCGCACAGATTGAAGCAGGCGCATTTCCAACTAGCTACATTCCAACAGTAGCATCACAAGTTACACGCACGGCTGACGTAGCGTCAATGACGGGTTCTAACTTTAGTAGTTGGTATAGCGCAGGTGCTGGCGGCATAGTTGCTCGTGTGTTGCCCTCTACCGTTTCAGGAACTCGCCCAGCTTTGCAGCTTGACGATGCGACTGCTAATGAAGTGATTGCCTTGCGTGGCAACACAACAAACCCTGAGCTGGTAATTGTTGATGGTGGCTCACCCCAAGCGCAAATTGACGCTGGCACTATCGCTGCAAACACGGCTTACAACCTTGGTGCGGCATGGAACACAGATAATTGTGCTGCTGCTGTAAACGGTGGTGCTGCGGTTACAGACACCTCAGCAACGATTCCAACAGTCACACAAGCACGTTTAGGCTCTGACGGTACAAATTATCTAAATGGAAACATTCAGACTTTGCGTTATTGGCCGCAACGAATCATCAACGCTGAAGTTCAAGCGTTTTCAAAATAGGCGCATTATGAAAATCTTAGAACACTCTGCATATGCACTTTTATTCATGGCAATCATTGGATTGCTGACAGGCAACTGGTTTGCGGGTGCTTGTTTTGGGGTAGCGTTCTTTGTAGGCCGTGAACACGCTCAAGCTGAGTATCGTGTAATTGAGCATTTCTACGAAGGCAAGCGAGCCAATGCGCCTTGGTACGGGGGTTTTGAACGTAGAGCTTGGAGTTTAAAAAGCATATTGGACTTTGTGCTGCCTATTGCTGCGACTGCAATTGCTCTTATTATTATCAAATTGATAGGCTTACAATGAACCCATTAGATATTCATCTGAAATTTCCAGACGAATCTACGGCAATTGCTGCGTTTGTAAAAGCAGGCGTGTGGCTTAAATATACTGACGAAGATAAAATTTTATACAGCGATGCGCCAAGCTACCTGACTGATGTGATCGGTCTGATTTACAAACCTACAGGCAAAAAGCTAGTAACCGATGGCTTTGAGTATGATGAAATGGTTGACGTAGGCGGTTGGCACGTTAACTTTCGTGGCGAGTTGCCAGAAGCAATTAAGCCCTACAGAATTACGGTCACAGGTATACCGCATCGTATTTGGGATTAACAGTTAGTTTTTTTGGAGTCATTATGTTAAAAACCGTTGCTTTCCTACCTGGCTCTGCGCCAGCATTTATTCTTAGCCCTGATGGGATCATCACAGAGGCTGGCGCATCACGAACGCTGTCGGCTGCTGACAATGGCAAGGTTATCTATTGCACCAGAGCAACGGCTGTAACCATTACCTGTGCTACAGGGCTTGGTAAGGGATTTACTTGCACCATCATCCAAGGCGGTGCAGGCAAGGTTACACTCGCAGCTGGTGCGGCCACGCTCAACTCTTATTCTGCATTGTTGAGCACAATGGGACAGTATGCTGTTGTTTCACTAATCAGCGCAGTCGCTGACCAATTCATTGCAGCCGGAAACCTCGGCGTTTAATCTGGAGTCATCATGGCACAAAACTCACAAATTGCATTTGCCCCACTAGGCAACACGGTACTTGTCCCAGCGGCAGCGGTTGCCCCTGCTGGCGTGCAAGCCTTGGTCGCAACTAAGTTCGACGCTCAAAGCACAGGCCAGTACAGGATCATCAACTCATCGACCAACATTGTGTACTTAGGTGTTGGTCAGACTGCGGCAGCTGCCACAGCAAACGCTGTCGCGCCTGTTGCGGGTACTCCATCTGCGGCCATCGTGCTAGTGCCTGGTGCGGTGGAAGTCCTGCGTTTTGGACGTGTGGCATTCTTTTCTGGTCTGGCTGCAGCTGCATCGAGCGTCTTTATTGTTCAAGGCGAGGGGATGTAATGGACTGGCAGAATCTTATCAATGTGGGTGCAGGTGTTCTACTCGCTATCGGTGGATGGTTTTGCCGACAATTGTGGGATTCTGTTAAAGAGTTAAAGACTGATATTGCCGATCTTAAACTTCATGTAAGTGATGCTTACGTCAAAAAATCAGAGTTAGATACGCTCAAAACTGAGATGGACAAGCGTTTCGATCGTGTTGAAATGCTGCTCGACCGAATATTCGATAAACTTGAATCTAAGGTAGACAAATAATGTTCCCTATCATGGATATTCTTGGCATTGGCATGAAGGTGCTGGACAAGTTTTTTCCTGATCCAGAACAAAAAGCCAAAGCGCAGTTAGAGTTAATGCAGATGCAGCAGAACGGTGAGCTTGCAAAAATGCAGGCTGATATGCAAGAGCAAGGCGAGCTTACCAAGCGTCAAGAAAACGACATGAGGTCTGACTCTTGGCTAAGTAAGAACATTCGCCCCATGACCCTTATAGCCATTCTGTGTGGCTATTTTGTATTCGCCATGCTGTCAGCGTTTGATATTGAAACCAACAGCAAGTATGTCGAGTTGCTAGGTCAGTGGGGGATGCTTATTATGTCTTTCTATTTCGGTGGTCGCACACTTGAGAAGATCATCGATATGAAAAGCAAAACCCCCGACAAGAGTGACAAATGACCGTTGCTGACCGTATCACCATAATTTGCTGCGTATCTCTTGCCATCGTTTTGTTGTCAACGGTAGTTGTGGTGCTGATAGGCTTGTTTGATCCACTAGTCGATAACGCTGAGATTTTTAAACTTATTAACCCAAGTTTCAATATGATCGTCGGCGCATTTGTCGGCACGATAGCGGGTATTAAAATAGGAAAAGATGATGTTCAGTAACTGGCAAAAATCGTTTGAGTTAATGCTCAAGTCAGAAGGCGGGTTTGTCAACCATCCAAGTGATCCAGGCGGCATGACCAACCTTGGCGTGACCAAAGCAACGTGGGAAAGTTGGGTTGGGCGAGAGGTTGACGAGGCTGAAATGCGTGGGCTGACCGCTGAAAAGGTCGAGCCGCTGTACAAGGAAAGGTATTTTGACGCTGTGCGTGGTGACGAGCTGCCAATGGGTCTCGATTACCTGACGTTTGACTTTGCGGTTAACGCTGGCGCAGGCAGAGCGATCAAGACTCTGCAAACCGCTGTGGGTGTAACGCCAGACGGTGGGTTCGGCCCGATGACAATGGCAGCTGTGCAGGCCGTTGATCCTGTTGAGTTAATCGAGCGATTTAGCCAAGCCAAAGAGGATTTCTATCGGTCTTTGACCACCTTTGCAACATTTGGCAAAGGCTGGCTAAATCGGGTTGCTGACGTTAAGGTAAAGGCTTCTGCGATGTTGGCTTAAAAGCCTTGTCGCAGTAAACGCAAAGCCCGTCCTTTAAATGTGTGCAAACCTGACCGCAACAGTCGCAGACCCATTCTTTCGGAAATGGTGGAACATATTTTGTGCGAGTGTTAAATATCCACAAAAGTGCAGCTACGGCTAATGCTGCGGCGGCATAAAAAACAACCATCCAATCCCAGATCGTTTCTACCATCCCCCCACCCCCATAAGTACACCTTGATGGGCTGCGGCTCGCTTGGCGGCTATACGCATGGCTGGCGGCAGTCTGTAAGCAGGTTGTGCAAACTTGTCGATCCGTTTCTCAACGTGGGTAAGGAATTTTTGAAGTAACGCACGTTCGCCAACTGGTGCAAGGCCACCCAGATCATGGGCGCACATTGCAAGGGTTGCGCCACGAGAGTCTGGCATTAACCCTTTGTGTCGAAGTTTGTCGGCAGCAGCTAGATATAAGTTAGATAACGTCATTTAACACCTCCAGACATGGCACGGTCTACTTCAAAATTCATTTGAGGTTCAGTCACCATAAACAACTGACTGGTGTACTTGTTAAGCCAACGGTATCGATTAGCATCAATGCGTAAACGCTCGATCTCTGCGGCTTGTGCCTCAATGTGTTGTTCAAGTTGGTCGATCAATGTTTGTAAATCACGTTGCTCTTTCATTTTTATCCTTTTCGTTTAATTGTCGGCGCAATGTAAAAATCTGCTCTGCAAAATCAATCAATCCCTCCCGCAACGATTGGTTTGATTCTTGGAGATTCCGAATGTATTGAGCTGCCTCAACTTGGTCTTGTGGCTTCATCACATACCCATGTTCTAAGTAACGCAGGATATTGTCAGGAGTCATTTTGACCACCACCTAAAGCATAGAGAGCCGTATACAGATGCGGATGCGTTGTGTCGTTGAGCAGTACACCTTTATCCCCAATGTATCCTGTGGGCTTTAATTTAGCTAGATTGTCAGCAGCCTGGCGGTAGGCGCAGGGATTGTATTCAGCGTTGCAGCGACCACCGCAAGCCTCTTTAAACAGATGGATATAGTCGGTCTTGTTCATATTTTCCCCGTAAGGCTCAAAACAACAAAGGCGGTAAAAATCCCAATGATGTAGCCCAGAACAAGATAGTCAAATTTATCGTTCATAAACGTAATCCAAAGGGTGCATGAGCGTGTTTTAAGACTAAATTTTCGTAATTGTCTGAGGATTGTGTCGCAGTCGGTGCTTGTCGAATAGTGACATACACACATGGAGATCCACGCCTGCCGTCTCCACGTTTCTCGATCTTATTGTTGCGCTGAAGTTTGGCTAACTGTGTGTAGATGCTGATCTTTTCAAGGCCACAGTAATCAGCAATGTCAATTGTGGTTTTAGGTTCAATGCAATACCGCAATATCTTTAATTCTGTTGACATAAGTTCTCCATAAAAACATCACATTAAGCTAACTAAACAGATCAATCAAGATGTATTAACTTAGTGATAACCCTTAATCTATTTATTTTAAATATAGATACCCTACCCTTATACCCACCCACCAGCAGTATTGCTACTCTAGTAGTTGAGGATAAATCCTTTACGACAGACCTGTGCGTTGTAACGCTTATGGCAGGCATCTCACCCCACCCCTAGATTCCCTAAAACAGTAGCAGTCCTTGCATCTGTAGAAGATCAATACCTAGAGTAAATGGTTTTAGTTTGTTTCCAAACTCTGTCTATATCCTGTTCGATTTCTCTACTGGGGCGTGCGGGTCACACGGGATAAAGCTGTATAACAAATGTATAACTGACCTGTTCTGGGTACGAGTGGTCACTCTATTAGCTGATGCGCCCTGACAGTTATCTTTAAAAACAACAAAGCCGTTTTAGAGTGCATCTTGTTGGCCGACCCCTAACTAACGGGGACAATTCTTAGTAAATGCCTCTACCACGGAGAATTTACTAAAAATTCAAGATACACACTAAAACGGCTTACATTTGTCGGCCAAGACAACAATTTAATTCTACCACCGTCTGTCCCGATGTGCCAAGGTCTAAAGCTAACCTAATGAAACACGACCCTTATCATTGATGAGTTTCTGCTTGCTAAAGGCTTAATCAGTCTAATGCAACTCAGGCCAAATTTGTTGCCAATTACGAACCATTTTACGATTCCATTTGCCATCAGATTTTTTTTCAAGCTCGGCGGCAATCCACACCAGTTGGTAGCCAGGCAGCCCGTTATGTTTCCATTGACTCACGGCAGCTGGCGAGACTCGGCACATTTTTGCTACGGCAAACGTGCCACCTAAACAATTGATGATTTCTGTTGTATTCATGTAAGCTATCTTAACATGATTGTTTGTATTTGCAGAATATGTTTGACGAATCTGTTTAGTTGGCTTAATATCTATCTTACTGGCATACCCGTCAGGACAACATACAGGTGCATAAATGAAAGAACTAGCAAAAGCATTAGTTACGGCTCAGGCAGCAATATCCCACGCAGCCAAAGATAGTAAAAATCCCCACTTTAAATCTGCATACAGTTCGTTGGCATCAGTCATTGACGCTGTTAGACCCCATCTTGCAGCAAACGGATTAGCCTTTGTGCAAAAGCTACACAACTCAGATAACAGCGTAGGCGTTGAAACTGTGTTGATTCACGAATCAGGCGAAGAAATGTCTTGTGGAATTCTTTATATTCCAGTTACTAAGAATGACGCACAGGGGCTAGGCAGCTGCGTTTCTTATGGAAAACGCTATAGTTTGCAAGCGGCCTTAGGTGTCGCTAGTGAAGATGATGACGGTAACGCAGCAACCAAAGCACCGCCTAAACCAATTGAAAAGCTAATTGAGAAACCAAAAGGCATTGAGCTTGACCACACGATTGCTCAAATGGCATCAGCGGTAAGTTACGAGAGCTTGAAAGACATATTTAGAGCAGCATGGACACTTTGCTTTAAAGAGCAACAGATTCCATTAAAGGCTGCATACGATCAATTTAAAGCAAACTGGGAACAACAATAATGGCAAACGATCTTAACCGCTGCGAGTTCATTGGGCGCTTGGGCAAAGACCCTGAATCACGTTACACAGCTGACGGTAACGCAATCTGCAATTTCTCTATTGCAGTTGGTTACAAGACACCAACCAAAGAAACGACAGAATGGGTCAGGATTACGGCGTTTGGCAAGTTGGCAGGAATATGTGCCGACTACCTAAAGAAAGGCTCACAGGTCTTTATAGCGGGTCGTATGACTACTCGCAAGTGGCAGAACAAAGATGGCGTGGATCAATACACAACTGAGGTGGTTGCTGACCAGATGCAGATGCTTGGTGGTCGGTCTGCTGAAGATGCACCGCCAGCTGCGCCTGCTAAACCCAAGTCAGATGCGTATCGAGCAATTAAGGAAGGCATCGTTGTCCCGTTGGAGGACATGATCGACGATGTTCCGTTCTGATGACGCAAACCGAAGAAGCAATACTGATTTCTTGGAGATTGCAGCAATGGTACGAAGGCATGGTTCTTGACCAGAGAGCCATGCAAGACTTACAGGATGCAATCGAGATGCTTAAAACTTTAGCTAAACAGGTACAAAAATGAACATTTATTTTGATATTGAAACGATCCCATCTCAATCCTTTGCCGCAATTGAGCTGATCAAGGCTGACATTGAAAAACAAAAGTTGTCCGTCAAAGCACCCAGCAATTACAAAGATCAAGAAAAGATCGACGCTTATATTAAAGCTGAAGTTGAAAAACTTGATGCTGAGTTTAATGTTACATACCGCAAAACGTCATTTGACGGTGGTTTAGGCGAGATATGCTGTATTGGGTATGCCATTGATGACAATGCGCCTGTGTCGATCTATGGCGGCTGTGAGGCAGATGTTTTGCACAAGTTTTATCAAGCATTGATGGATGAATACAATCCATCGTCACAGACCCGACCAAAGTTTATTGGCCACAACATCGTCAGCTTTGATCTACGGTTCTTGTTTCAACGCTCTGTAATGAACAACGTCAAACCACCAATGATGATTCCGTTCTCTGCAAAACCTTGGGATGAGTCGATCTTTGACACAATGACAGCCTGGGCAGGTCACGGCAACCGTGTCAGTTTAGACAAACTGTGCAAAATCTTCAACATTCCGCTGAAGGGCAGCGAGATTGGCGAGGAAATTGACGGGTCTAAAGTCTGGGACTTTTACCAAGCTGGGCGCATTGCTGACATTGCCAAGTATTGCGAAGGTGACGTTGAACGCACCAGACAAGCGTACAAACGGATGACTTTCCAGTAAAATAAATTGTCGGCGTTGTTCACTCCTTGTTCCGCTGACCGCCCCGTAAATGGGGCGTTTTGTTGTAAAAATCCAAACAAATTAAAAATAATTGCAAAAATAGGGTAAACACCTATGATTTTATTGTTTAGATAGCTTAATATCTAGTCATGGCAACAACGCCACAAACCACGAAAAAAGGTACATAAATGAATAACGAAATGTTCGGTTGCAACCCAGACAAATTTATCGAAAGCGTTAAAGATTCGATTACATACAAATTTAGCGGTGCATACATGGTTGCAATGGGTCTTATGTCAGATGCTCAAGAATTGATTGCAATGGATGCAAAAGAGCAAGCTCGTCAAACTTTGAATTTGGCAAAATACATTATTGGCGAAATTAGCGATGGTAATTTGATTGGTACTGTTCAGCGTTAATTAAACGGGGCGCAAGCCCCATCACTACGACAAAAGGTACATAAATGAACAAAGTAACGAAAGACTTAATGAAATGGTTTCCGGTTTTGGGTGAAGGCAACGCTCTAAATGTTCACAGCCAATTGATGATTGAAGGCATTGACTTTTCTAGCATCAGCAACAAAGAACTGAAAGCCGAAGCCAAGCGTGTCATTATCGAAATGTACGGAGACGAATAATGAGCAAACTTATTCAAGCATTTAAAGCAGACCCCTCTGACAAGAACCGCGCAAAGTTAGCGGCATACTTGCAAAAACACATGATGGCAATTTGCATGGCAAGCCCAGACGAGCAGCAATTTCTAAAATCCAACGGGTTTAAAGGGTAAGCCATGAAATACTCATACATTCAATTAACAGACGAAGGCAAGCGCCAGTTAATGCGTGAATTAAGCCGTGAGCTAACCGACAAAAAGATTGCAGAACTCATGGATCAATTTGCCGATGGTGTGAAAACAGACAGCAACGGCGAACCATATATCAAAATTGACCGTGACGAGGTGTTGATGTGTGCTGTGCCAATGTACACCCACTTTATTGACATTAACCACATTGAAACCGTGACAGCTAACGAGGAAGATTATGAATAAGCGTAACTGGCCTTACGGCACGGACAGAAGCGAACCTAACTGGACGGGTCGCACGGCTCGACAGATGCGTGATTACAAACGACCTGATGACCGTATACCGCCAGTTGCTTGGGTAATGGGTTTGTTGGCGTTGGCTTTAGTGTTTGGTTTCTTTCCCTTTCTAAGCTTGGTGATGCAATGAACGAACGAATAAAAAAGTTGGCTGAACAAGCGGGGTTTGATAAACATCACGCTGAACATGATACTAGGATTGAACGCTTTGCCGAACTTGTGCGCCAAGATGAGCGTGAGGCTTGTGCGAAGATCGCGATTAAGTACGAACCGACTGAACGACAACCTTATGTTACTTATGCCGCAGATGAAATCAGAGCAAGGGGTGAGAAATGAGCCGTGAAGCAATGCAAAAAGCTCTGGATGCGTTGGAGTACCACACGATGCAAACTAGACCGATTACCCATACGGACAAAGCAATTGAAGCACTCAAAGAAGCATTAGCCGAGCCTGAGCAAGAGCCTGTGTGTGACAAAGACCCGAGCCTATGCGGGTTCGTTCAATGCCAGCTTGGTAAGACTTGCAAGAACACACCGATAAACACCATGCCAACAAAAATATTTGCCCCGAACCTTGAGCAGATTCTTAACGCAGCGGGATTTTACAGGCGTGAATGGGTCGGGCTGACAAAACATGAAATTTGGGAATGTCAAAAGCCTGGGCTATCGGATGATGTCTATAAACTTATTGAAGCCAAGCTCAAGGAGTTAAACACATGAACCAAGTTGCTCGCAACACCGACCCGTCAACCAGTTGGGCGGCAGCTGACTCTGCAAAGACTCTAGCGGCTCAACACGCCACGATTATCATCCAAGCCTTGTGCAAGTATGGGGCAATGGGGAAAGACGGTATAGCCTCGATTACGGGACTTGATGGCAACCAGGTTGCCAGGCGGCTTAGTGAATTAGAACGCAACCATGAAATCTTGCTAACTGGTCGCAATGTGCAGAGCAAAAGCGGTCGGGCAGAACGGGAATGGAAGGTTATGCCAAAGCAGATGGATTTGATATGACATGGAGCAATTAAATGAGTTGGCTCTTTTCGCAGGCGCTGGTGGAGGAATACTTGGGGGACACCTCCTTGGATGGCGAACCGTCTGCGCCGTTGAATGGGAACAATACCCAGCAAGCGTATTGTGCGCCCGACAAAATGACAAAATTCTCCCGCCTTTCCCAGTATGGGATGACGTACAAACCTTTGACGGAAACCCGTGGCGAGGAATTGTTGACGTTGTATCTGGAGGATTTCCATGCCAAGACATCTCCATTGCAGGAAAAGGAGATGGCCTTGAAGGAAAACGATCATCAATGTGGCAGCACATGGCACGGATTATTGGCGAGGTTCGACCAAGATACGCATTCGTGGAGAACAGTCCAATGCTCGTTAATCGGGGACTTGAACGAGTCGTTGCAGACCTTACCAGCATGGGGTATGACAGTCGGTGGGGAGTTATATCTGCGGCAGACGTTGGTGCGCCCCATAGACGAGAAAGAATCTGGATATTGGCTAACACCAAATTGCATGGACTCTCTGCCCCCCAGGTTGCCAGATGCACTCAAGAGGCAATACGAAAACAACAGGCAGGGTCGCACAACACACTCGACTTTGCGGGAACAAGTGGTTTATCCACCACCCAACCAGATGTGGCCGACTCCTGCAGCAAGGGACTACAAAGGGGCAAACGGCTACAAGACAACTCAAGAGAAAATATCGGAGGGCAAACGTTCTCATATGGGGCAACTGCCAAATGCGGTGATGATGGAAGAGAAAGCAGCAATTGGTGGGACTTTGAACCCAACGTGGGTAGAGTGGCTGATGGCGTGGCCGCTAGGGTGGACAGACTTAAAGCCCTTGGAAATGGGCAGGTTCCCTTGTGTGCGGCTACCGCATGGGAGTTGCTCAAATGAGTGAATACAGCCCACATCCCTGCATAGAATACATTTACGACAACGCACCTCATTATGCCAAGGCAAAGGGTGAACTGGCGCAGCTAGAGGCGTTTAAATCAAGCCTAAAGGCTATTCTGATGAAGAAGTCTGGCGAAACCACAGCAGCTGCCCAAGAACGCGAGGCATACGCTCACCCTGATTATCAGAACTTGTGTGACGCAATCGGCGCAGCAACTGAGAAAGCCGAGTTGTTAAAGTGGCGGCTGACCAGCGCACAACTCCGTTTTGATGCCTGGCGCACAGAGCAGGCCAGTAACCGACAAATTGAGAAATTAACGAAATGAGCCACGAATTACTAAAACAGGTAGCTGCAATAACAAATAAGAAAACCACAAAACTATCAGCAACTGAAGTTTTAGAACTTCAAATATGCGCTTCAGTCTTAGACTTTATTGACGATGTTGGCAGCGTAGAAGAACTAAGGGCAAAAGTTAATACCTTTTTAAAGGGTAAAAAATGATCGACTATTCTGAAAGCCTGATTAAAATTGCCGTGTTGGTCGCTCATTACCGTAAACTTGTTTTGCAGGGTAAATTTGACGCAGCAGCTGACGCAGCCGTGGATATGCAGATTGCTGTAGTTAATCTACAAGAATGGACAGAAGCTCAATGTACCGAAACGCTAAACTTTTAGTAGCCTGCCGAGAATTGCCGTGCCAACTTTGCGAAACAGAAGATGGTACGGTTGTTGCAGCGCACAGTAACCAACTGGCTGACGGTAAGGGCAAAGGCATCAAAGCGTCAGACTACAGGG